CTGCGGGCACAGGACGAATCATTCCAAACAAGCTGCCGCAGAAAAATACGCAATTCAACATCACATACAGCTATGGCCCACAACTCAATCAATCTAAGTCAGCGATACCTGATGGCAATCAACAACTGACGTTTACCATCGGCACAGGTTCAAACATTCAGCCAAGTAGTGTGGCTTTAGAGATTCCTGTGACAGATCAATCAGGTCTAAATACGCTGATTGTGCATCTTAAAGACGACCCAACAGGCGGCAATATGGGTAATTTAATTAACGATGCAGGCGATATTCAGGGCACGATTGATTACAACACAGGTCAATGCATTGTGACACCAACAGCTTCATACAAAATATTTAGCTATGTGTACGAAGCGCGATTTAACGCAACTTATGCGTCTGCATAGAGGTGGTCTAAATGGCTTTTTATTCTCCAGTTCCATCCCAAATTAATGGCACCACACTTCAATTTCGGGCTTATAACGAAACATCGATTTCAGTGAAGTACCGAGATAGTTCAGGCGTAAACCAAAGTAGCACCATTGCTGTGGCTGATAAGTTACGGCTTGATCTATCATCAGGTTATGACGAACAAATTTTGACAGGTTCAGCACGTTTTAGAGTGGGTGCTGATACTTTCTTAGATCGTGATGGTCAGATTTATCGCAATGTAGACCCATCAAATAATAGTGGTATTGCATCAGGTTCGATTCAGTACGGCACAGGGCAAGTTCAAATTGAGTCATGGACACCAAACGGTGATAACACTGTTCGTTTGGACTCACTGACGACTACAACTGACTTGCCACCGATGAACCAAGTCAGCTTCAGAACACCTGTGATTCCAATACGCCCGCAGTCTTTGACTGTAGTTGTAGCATCGTTAGAGCATGGTCAATTGACTCTGACCACCGATGAAAACGGGGTGATTGAAACAAGTCTTGCACATGGCAAGATTAATCACGACACGGGTTTTGTGGATATTTACTTCTACGATAAAACCGAAATTACCGAAGCCAATCGTGCAGAAATTACCGCTAAAGATTGGTATGACGTGCGTATGGAGTACGAGGAAGCGGGCAAAACTTATATCAATGCACCAGTATGGATTGATGGCTCATCTGTGCGTTATAACGCAATTGCTTATACCTACATCCCACTTGATTCTGAAATTTTGGGTTTGTCTGCAACACGCCTGCCTCTTGATGGTCGTGTACCTATTTTTCGAGTTGGTGATATTGGCATTGTCAGTTCAAGTAAATCACAGGAATTGCCAAGTCATATTGCTGGTCAAACCTACGATTTAAACGATCAGCGTATTTCGTGGTGTGAGCTTGAGGACAGTCAAGGTACCAAAGTGCCATTTGATATGTATGTGGTCGATTATGACTACGGCAAAGTCACATTAAACGGTGATTTTTCACTAAATACATTGGTTGCACCACTCACTGCTAAATATCGCTATCAAGACATGGGTTTAATTCGTGATGTGCAGATCAGTGGGCAGTTGACCTTTACCAAGCCATTAACCCATAACTACGATGCAGCAGATACAATCGTTGGCTCGGCATTGGCCATTGGTGATATGCAATCGCGCTATACACGGAAATTTGTGCAGCAAACGTGGAATAACGCATGGGCAGATGAAGCCACGGGTGCGGGTATTTCAGCTAACTATAACGATGCTCTATATCCAATTGTTGTAACGAACAAAGGCGCAATTCAGGAGCGCTGGGCGCTGATATTCACGGATACAACAAACTTCCGCTGCGTTGGGGAGTATTCCGGCCAGATCGGTACTGGTAGCGTGAATATTGATTTTGCGCCAATTAACCCTGTGACTGGCTTGCCATATTTCACAGTGAAAAAAGAAGGCTGGGGAGCAGGTTGGGCTAACGGTAACGTGCTGCGCTTCAATACCGTGGCTGCAAACTTCCCGGTCTGGGTGATTCGGACTGTAAAACAATCTGAGCCAACTGTTATGTCAGATCAATTCCAGATCATGCTGCGTGGTGACATTGACCGCGTGGTTTAAAAGTTAAATCAAATATGACCGCTTATGCGGTCTTTTTTTATGGGTGAATAAAAATGGTCGCAAGTACAGATATTAAGTTTTATGTGCATACCAACAATAATGCGCCGCAACTGCAAAATGCCTATGGCTCAATGATTAATGTGTTGGATGCATGTTTGATTAATGGCTTTCAAATCGGAGTAGTTAGTTCACTTACAGCATCGGGAAATACGGTGACAGCATCATTCGGCGCTGCGCATAATTTGATGCAGTACCAAGTAATTAAAATTACAGGTGCAGCACAAGCTGAATTCAATGGTGAACATCGTATTTTAACGATTCCAGACTCAAGTTCGTTCACATTTGAGTTAGCTGCAGCACCGAGCGTATCCACTGCAACAGGTACAATTAGTGCGTCATTACCCCCACTAGGTTGGGAGAAACCGTTCTCAAGCAGTAATCCGAATGGCGGTGGTAAGGCAGCCTATCGCTCTAAAAATTTACTTTTACCTAGCCGTCCATTCTTGCGTGTGGTAGATGAACTCGACCCTGCATATACAGCCACTTATGCCAAATATGCAAAGGTTGGCATTGTAGAAGATATGACTGATATTGATACGATGCTTGGCGTACAAGCGCCGTATGATGCCGCCTCGCCGAATAAAAATTGGGTGGGTACAGGTAGTGGCTCATCTGCGTACAACGGCTGGGCCAAATGGTATTATGCGAGTAGCGTTCTAGCAAATCAGTCAAGCGATACAACAGCACCAACGAATGGCAATCGTGATTGGATATTGGTCGGTAGTCAAAACTACTTTTACATTTTTCCAGCCGCAATCCCAAATGGCAAACACTATTCAAATTATGGTTGTGGTTTTTTTAACTCGCTTTTAAATTTAGACGTTGCAAGCTGGTTTTTATCAGCAAGTGTAAGCTACTCAACAGCAGGCACAACCTTATTTAGAACTGACAATACAGGCTTAGGTTCAACAAACAGCACTGGTCGTACAATATTATTGCGAGATCATAAGCAAGAATTACCAACACATGCGCGTACATATTCATTTCACGCAGCAACATCAGGCGAAATCTATTCTGGATATATGAATTATATTGCGGCAAAAGCAGTATCTGGCGTAGTGCCTATTTTTCCTATTTTTTTACGCGAAAATGATGGTGTGATTCGTGGAGAAATTCCGAATTTCTACTGGGTGTTGCAAGAAAAGCCTCACTCAAACCTCGCAATTTTAGAAAAAAACAACGCTGCATTTATGGCGATTAATTCAGCAACGGGAACGGCTGAAAATCAGATTGTTGTAAAAATCGGGGATTTAGCATGATTGTAAATCTAAAGCCTGCACTCACCATTCCATTAAATTCTTTTGTACTTGCATCAGGTAAAGGAAATTCAATTAAAGGTAAGGTATCTGAATTAGGAATCTCTTTACCATGCCGTGTTCGGCTTTTTGAAAAAAATAGTGGCAAATTGATTGCAGATATAGCAACAAACACCAATGGTGATTACGAGTTTGATCACTTGAATGCAATCACATGCTTTATTGTGGCTCATCATCCAACCTCTCAATTCAACGCAGTCATTCAAGATAACGTGGTGCCAAAATGAGTAAAACTTCAGTCAATGCTCGGCTTACCATGATTCAAGCCTTTGCCAATTTTATGGATAGCGGTAGCCAAAGTGCTACCGTTATTTTTTATGAGGGTGCGCAGCCTGCAAATACATCGGTGGCGGCAGATTCAAACAATGCTTTAGTCACATTGGTATTTCCTGAGCCGTGTATTAAAGAAACCACGCCAACCTATGTAGAATTCCATCCAACCGATACAGGCTCAGTGATTAAGACTGGCACAGCCACATGGGCGCGTATTTTTAACGGTGCGGGTGAAGTTGCTGCTGATCTAACTGTGGGTACTGATATATCGTTGGCTAATACCAATTTGGCTTTGGGTGGTACGCTGTTTATTCAGTCCATCAAATTAAGACCTTAAATTAAAAGGGTGCTCATGTGGATTTTAAAAATAAGCTCGGCACCGTTGATGCGCACAACCTAAACTTAAACTTTAAGCCTGAAAATACCGACAGCCACAACATCATTCTTAATTTTGAGCATTTAGCCGATGGCTCGACTAATCTCAATTTTGGAGATGATGTATCTGCAGACATTGATACGGTTTTAGAGACCGATTTCAGTTTTGAAGTTACCGCAATTTATGCTGACAGTGGTGCTAATACTGCAGTCATCGACACGGTACTGGATACTGAGTTTGGTTTTGAAGTTGTCGCAGTCTTTAAAGAAAATACTGATGTTGTTGGGCAGATTGATACTGTTCTGGACACCAGTTTTAACTTTGAGATCGAAGCCTCTTTTGCTGAAAACCTTTGTACGATTGATACGGTTTTAGATACCGCATTTCAATTTGAAATTGATGCGGTATTCGACATTAATCACATCGTCGGAGTGTCTTATGCGTTTGATGCAGGTTATCAAAAGGCAGTCGCTGCTTTAAGTGTCACAGCAATACCATGGGCAAAACCAATATTAAGAGTCTCAAATGAGGCTCTTTTTTATGACCAAGGTTTGGTGCTCAGTCAGCAAGCTATGGCGGGGTTTGATCGTTCAAATTCACTTGCACAAGCAGTCAGAATTGAACATGAGAAAGCCACGGGTCTGCAGACTGATGCGTATTTAGTTTGGCAAACAGGTGACAAGCGATTCATTCATCAAAGCTACTTATTTGATGAAACCTTAAAGCTGCGTATTAACAGAGTCACAGACTGGCACGAAATGATTCGTAAGCGTCGCAATATCACGTACGCGCATGAAGTTGCTCACGTCTTTGAAAAGCATTTCACATTTGAGTGGGATAAGGGTTTAGAGCTTGTCACGACTGATGATTTGGCTTGGGAAAAAGCCAAGGCGATTCATTACCGTAAGCATCCAGTTCAACCTTGGCCAAAGCCTGAATTACCGCAATACGAAGGCACAGGCGATTTAAATTTTATCTGCTTATGTCATGAAGTTGATGCGCATAACGTCATTTTAAACTTTGGGATTGATGACTGTATTCCCGCAATTCCGAATCAAAATTGGTGGTATATCTTGAATAGTTTATCTGTGACACGGCTTGATAATGATGCAGAAATTTTAGTGTATGACGGCAACTATCGCTCAGATCGTAGCAGTTGGGCGTGGTCATATAGCTTAACTGTGCCGCATACTGAAATTGCAAAGTTAGAGCCAATTAATGGGCAGCCTGTAATTCTAAAAATTCTAGTCAATGGGCATGAGCACCACATGCTGCTTGAGAATCGCACACGTTCGCGCAATTTCGGCAATATTACTTATACACTCACAGGTCGCAGTCAAACCGCTTTACTTGATGCACCGTATGCGCCTTTACGCTCGTTTTTACAAGAGAATGAGCGTACATCGGTACAACTTGCACAAGCTGAATTAGACCGTGTATTTAGCAATACCGTGCTGAACTGGCAATTGATTGATGACCTTGGCTGGATTGTAGCAAATAACAGTTTAAGTTATTCCAATCTTGCACCAATCGCAGCCATTAAACTGATTGCAGAAAGTGGCGGTGGCTTTGTTTATAGCGAAAAGGGTAGTAATACGCTTTCCATTAAACCGCTTTATAAAAAGACATTTTGGGATACGTTCACGGTTGATGACTATGACAGATTGGTACCTGATTCATTGGTAACGAGTCAGTCCACAGATTATGAGCTTTATCCCGATTACAACGGCATCACACTGACAAACGATAGAACGGGCAAGCAAGCGCAAGTCAAACGCACAGGCACAGCAGCAGAGGTGCTACTGCCACCCGAAAACAATCCTTTGTTTGATGTCGTAAGCATGGGTGCATTTGGCAAAGCTAAATTAGCCAAGGCAGGCATGGTTGAAACGCATACATTAACTATGCCGATTTCTGCAGAAGTCGGTGAATGTGCACCTGGTGAAGTTTTTGCATTTAATGCCCAGTGGTGGGGCATTGTTGAAAGTGTCAGCGTGTCATTCAGCCATGCCAAAGTGAACCAAACTGTCAAAGTGGAGCGTGTGAATCGTGAGTAATGCACTGCAGCGTTTGATTGATTTAATGCCTAAAGCACCTGAATTTGTTGGGCAAATCACGCATGAAAATCATCCGAATTATAAAGTTTTGGTTGTAGATGGGTCGGGCTTGGTAATGTGTACCAGTACGACCCGTTACAACGTCGGTTCAACGGTTTTTATTTCAAATGGGGAGATTAAACGCTTGGCGGCAAGCGGTGATGTAGTACAAATTGAAGTTTAAATCTCAACAACATAACGCACCTTCGGGTGCTTTTTTATTACCAAAATTTAGGGGGCGCAATGTCCAATGACTATTCATCTGACCCACCAATAGCGACAGCAGGGCAGCTGCTTGCTATCTCAGACAAGATCAGCGACATATCCAAGAACATGGATAAGTTAGCTGAAATGCCCCAAAAGCTCGACCGAATGAATATGCAGTTGGAGCAGTTAAACAAGGATCATCAGCAGACCAGAAGCGATTTGTCACAGACCCGTGACAATCTGCAAGATGACTTGGATCGGGCTAAGTCAAACTTTAAAAGTGAGATTAAGCAGCTCAGAAATGAGATTGATCCGAAGTTTAAAGAGGTGGACTCACAGATCAGAGTGCTGCATGAAAGTAAAACCAAGATCGACAGCATTACCAATCTTGTGCGCTTTGGCGGCATTTTCTTAGCTGGCTTATTCGTAGTCGCATGGAATACTCAAACGAGCAAGACAGACACGGTAAACACTCAAGCAATGACCAACACCCAGAGCATTCAGGTCCTTGAAAAACAGTCTGATCAGACCCTTCGCACATTAGAAGAAATCCGCAACAAGCTTTATGAACGCAACTATATGAGTGACACAAAATGAAATTAGTAGATAATGCCCGACAGTGGTATAAATTCTGGTCCATCCGATTGAGCGCTTTAGGCGCTTTTTTATTGTCTGCGTGGTTTGCATATGGCAATGAAATTACCACCTGGTGGATGATCTACGCAGCAGAATATTTCCCATTCCTAAGTCCGCAAACTATCAAGTGGATTGGTTTATTATTGGTAATTGCAGGGCAATTAGCTCGACTGGTGAAGCAGCCACAATTGGTTAAAGAGGGTGATACCCAATGAACACCACTCAAATTAAGAAACTCCAAAAAATAGTAGGTGTGCATGACGACGGCATTATTGGCCGTGGCACATTGACTGCAGTATTTAAAAAATTAGGTGCCAGTCAAGCGCGTGCTGAAGAACTCGGACTTGCTGCCAATGTTCACATGCGAACTTATGGCATCCTGGATAATTCACTTCGCTTTATTCACTTCCTCGCACAGCTGGCACATGAGTCCGGCAACTTCCGCTATATGGAAGAAATCGCATCAGGTGCAGCTTATGAAGGTCGAAAGGATTTAGGCAACACACAAGCAGGAGATGGTAAGCGATTTAAAGGGCGTGGGCCAATTCAATTAACTGGCCGCACTAACTATCGCAAGTACGGTCAGCAGCTCGGCATCGACTTTGAAAACAATCCTGAAATTGTAGCCATTCCAAGTATCGGCCTGATGGTTGCCTGTAAGTTCTGGTCTGATAATGATTTGAATGCTTTGGCCGATAAAGATGACGTGTTGACCATTACACGCCGGATCAATGGCGGTACTAATGGTCTGGCTGATCGTAAAGCTCATCTGGCTAAGTTGAGGGGCTGGATATGATAAAAGCCTTCATCGCTAAATTTTACGAAGCCGTTATTATCTTTTTGACGGCTTTTTTATTGCTGACACTTATTGGCTTGGGTGTGCAGACATGGCGTGCATCAACTTGGCAGAAGTATTACGACACTCTCGATGCTAAATATCAAACCGATCTAGCCAAGGCTGAAGCACTAACTGAAAAAGCGAAAGCTGATGCTCTTGCTAAAGAAAAACAATGGTCCGAAAAACTACTCAAAGCGGAGATTCAACATCGTGAAGATATCAAACACATCATTGCTGATAGCAATAGCGCTAAGTCCGCTATTGACCGGTTGTCAAAGCAAATCGATACAGCCTCAAGTCGTATGTCCACAGCTACCCGAGAAACCATCATTGAGTACACCAATGCCAGCGGTGTCATACTCGAAAAATGCGTCAACGAATATCGAGCAGTGGCGCAACGAGCTGATGAGCACGCAGCTGATGCGAAACGATTAAATGAATCGTGGCCCTCTAAGTGAGGGCTAACTCCTCACCCCACTCAAAACCACATAATTACTCTGCAAATTTAAACCCCACCCAGCTTCCTTCCTAAAAATCTCGCCATTCTTTATCGTGTGTTCTATGTAAAAGTAGGTCCATGTTTTCATTATTATTCCTTCCAACTATCCACAATATCAGCCCAATCCTGCATCATTTTTTTTCGATCTGCTAAGTATTTGGCGTGATTATACGATGCACGTGTTTTATTCTCATCAGCATGAGCCAGTTGAGTTTCGATCCACTTTTCATCATAACCAAGCTCATTCAGCAAGGTCGAAGCTGTAGCACGAAAATCATGCGCTGAAACAGTATTTAGACCAATGTATTTTAACATCCGGTTCAGCGTCATTTGATTTAACATGCCGTCGCTCTGATAAACAGCAGGGAAGACGTATTTTTTATTTCCAGAGTTTTTATACTGCGTTTTTAGTAACTCAAACACCTGGTCCGACATTGGTAAAATATGATCCCGGCTTTTCTTCATTGCTGTCTTTGGGAAATTTACAATACGCTGCTCAAAATCAACCCAGGCCCACTCCATTCGTCGAACCTCAATAGTTCTCAGCATAGTGTAGAGCAGCATCAACCCTGCATTCTTAACCGTCTCAGCGCCACCATAGGACTCTAATTTTGTGCGCACTATGATGCGCTCTTTCTTAGTTAAAGGTCTGGCATGGTTTACATCTGGCCGCGCAACAACGTCACGGACCGCATAAGTTGGGTCATTCTCAGCTCGCAGTGTGGCAATTGCATAGCGCATCACTGAGCCAATAAATTTGCGATTCTGAATTGCTGTCACCTCACCAGTGCCGCGATTACTCTGAGAACGTACGCGTTTCATTGTATTTTTAATTACAACTAAAACATCAGCAGAGGTAACCTCACGTACATCTTTGCTGCCAATGACCGGCAAAATATCTTTTTCCAGCGATGCGTGAAATTGTCCAATATATCCAGGTGATTTCTTTTTTAATCGCTCTTTTGCATACTCTTCAGCAATCACCTTAAATGTATTTGTAAATGCCTCCTCTTTGGCTTGCTTGAGCTGTTTGCGTTCTTCAACCGGGTGAATACCCCTGGCAAGTTTGGCCCGCATTTCTTCGCGAAGCTGACGAGCATCAGCCAAGCCGATGGCCGGATATTCACCCAGACTCATTGATGACTCTTTCCCGTTGAAAGTAAATTTAAATCGCCAGACTTTGGCGCCAGTAGGGCGCACTTCAATATAGAGCCGATCTGAATCAAGAATTCGGTAAACTTTCTCTTGTGGTTTAAGAGTTTTTATTTTCGCATCAGTAAGTTTTATTGCGACCATGACGGGTAACGGACGGGTAAGGTTGGTGTTACCCGCAATATTACCCGTATTTGAACTGGATTGAAAAGAACTAAAGGGAACAGATATAAACTTATTTAAATAGTAATCAGCATGTTATTAGTGGGATTGGGGACTATAGAAAATTAATGAGAATATGCGTATTTCTTTTCGATCATGAGAAGCATACTGAGTGTATCCTTTGGAAATTTAATACATTATTTTGTTTTAGGGTTTTGGTTACCCGTACCGTTACCCGTTTTTAAATAAGTACCTTGGCGGCACAAAATAAAAAAGCCTGCTAGGTGCAGGCAATGTTATCAGATTCTTGCTTATATTTTTCGACTTCTTTTTTCACTTGAGATTCATGCCAGTAAACATCTTTCTCGCTTAAGCGAATAGGCTGTGGAAGTTCACCCTGTTTCAGCATTCGATAGAACTTAGTTCGGCCAATTGAGAGTAGACGCATAAACTCAGATGCGCGTACACGTTTGTCGATATTCATGAGTTCACCTCCAATCTTTTGCCCACTTTGATTTCTGCATCGGTGGCGTGTCTAAGTTGATTCAATCCAATTGCAGCTCCATCTTTTGAAATTACAGCCATGCTTAGTTCTGGCAAGTAATACTGAAACTCAAAAATTCGATCATCGAATAATTTACTACCAACCGCCTTATCCCCAACCTCAAAAATATTGTGCTGGCGGCGGTATTCGAGGAGGGCGGTTTTTAGTCTTTCTGCGTGAAGCGAACCATTATCTCTAAACTTTGCTTTAGCAGCCTCATACCCGCCCAATTGCTCAATTAGATTCACTGGCCACCTCCATACAACTTTCTACATCTGCGATGGCTTGTTTCAACTCATCATAAGAGTCCATTCTAAGCATAGGCAAATATTCTTTAGCTTCATCTGCTGTGCCGTAACGCTCAACCAACTCATGACTTTCAACAAGGCGTTTTAGGTCGGAAATCAGTACATAATCTTTCATCGGACAATTAATAGACCATTCCTTGTTTGCATAATCCTTTGGTCCTGCTGTTTCATAAGCCCATTCGGGTGCATTCTCTAAAATATATTTAACCTTTTTCAGCCCAATATTTTTAACAAACTCGTTCGCTTTCACGACACCTCTCCCAAAGACTTCACCACACCACTCGGCAACCCGCTTAAATAACAAGTGAACAGGTGATACAACTTATCCGCATTACTTTCATCCACCGTAATAATCCCACCAGTACCACTTTTGACTCGTTGACGTGACCAGCCTCGCATGTTGTAAGTGAATTCATTGTCGTAATCCACCGCATTGACGATTGCATTGAATGAGCCAACGTCACCGGCTGACCATGACTCAATATATGGCTTGTCTTTGGCCACAAGGTTATCGAGCTGAAGCTGAGCGAACTGCACATTGGTTAATTGAATTTCAATCATTGGCTGGCTCCTGTGCTTCGATCATGGCTTGCTTCACATAAGCGTCATACAAGCTATATGGCAAAAAGGCATCACCTTCATGTTCCTTTACAACCGCCATAACCATTGTTTCGGTTGGTTTGATTGGCATAAGAACATATCCTTCCGGCACCGCTTGGGCTTTGGCTGCTTGCCATGCTTCCCATTCTTTATCCAAAGTCATTGACTTATATGAGCCATCAGAAAAACGCTCTATGCTTCTACCATTTGAACCAACCCAAGCCTCAAACGCTTCTTTTTCTTCCAGAATATCCATCACGCCACCTCATCATCTAAAAAGGTAGTTTCATCCCACCAATTAGGGTTTTCTTCCAAGTATTTAGAATGTTCATCAGCGGAAAGATCCCACTCCTCCAGGGTGACCGCTTCAGCAATGCATTCACCAACTGTTTCAAATGCTTCAATAGCCTCTTTACGCAAGCGCTGAACAACTTGCTCACCCAATTCTTTTGATGGAACAGGGTATAAAATTTCTTCTGAATCAGGTTCTTCAGGAATATTGACTGCCCATAATTTGTTATCTTCCATCACGCCACCTTCTTTAATTTTCATGCTGCTTTCACTCCCTTAATGAATGGCACCTTGTATTCCTTAGCGCGATCTTGAATAACATCCAGTACGCCAATTTCATCCGCATATATAGCCGCGTATTCCTGAACCAATTCACACTTGATATGCATCAAATCAATGAAGGCCTGATCACGCGGGATATGAACGGTTTTGATACGCTTATGCAGCGGAATAGCTTCAACCAATACAACTTGCTGTTCGCGCTGATCCTCACCCCAAACCAGTTCAGCAGGGGTAGGCAGCAATACAAAATCCACGTACCAATCAGGCTTATCAGTTAGATCCATGTAGGCTTGGCACTGAACGTCATAACCGGCATCTTTTACCTTTTGATTAGCCTTACGACTGCCCCATGGATGCTGAACCCCAGACCATGAACACTTAGTGTCACGGCCATGGTTTGGATTAATGATGTCGGGTGTGCCACGAAGCCACTGGTTTTCAAATGTCTGCTCATTTTTATTCATGTGTACATACTGACCCATAGTGAACAGGCTATTCATTTGAACGGTCTTAATGGCATGATCTTCAAGCGTTAAGCCTTTTTCTGTGTACTTGTTGCCAGCAAAGTCCTTAAAACCATAAGCGCGCTCAATAACCCATTCTTCAACAGCAGTTTTTGCGCCTTCTGAAAGAGTGCGATTTTTAAGGCTCTGGATTAAAGCCTTTTCTTCATCGGTGCGCTTTGTGCGTTTCAAAATGGCTGCAACTTCATCCGTGATTAATTCAGGATTAATCGACTTAGGCTCACCCATAATGCGGTGCAGGGCGTGTGGTCTAACTTTAATCATGATTACAGCCCCGCAATTTCAGCATGTTGTTGCTCAGAAAGCTGATAACCAGCCTCACCACTTAAAACAAAAGCTTTATCTAGGTCGCCACTCGAAATGGAAGTCTTGACCTGATCAAACATAGCTTGATCTAGATGCTGTACAGGGGCTTCAATAACACCAACACTTTCGTCATGGTCGATGTATTCAAAGTTATTAGTCTCAACATCACGAACAATCGCCTGGTCTGCAAGCTGTGCTGTCTGCATTTCAATTGAAAGCGGTGCCTGTTTGGATAACAGCAGCTTGGTCACGGTCTTAAGGGCCATGGATTCAAAGTTATCTTTCCAGACACCAGAGCCATATTTGAATGACTGGCTATATTTCCCAGCATGCTTTTTCACATCAGCAGTGCTCATGTAAAGCTCAGCGGTAAAGCCATTCAGTAGCTTAAAGAAAGCCACATAGCCGATTGCTTCACCTTGATTCGGAATGGTCCAGTCAAATTCATAACCAAGTAGGGGGTTGGCTGAAATTAATTGGCCTTCAAATACCGGTGTCGCAGCAATACGTGCAAACTGACCTGAACGCTGCGCCAACTGAATAAAACCTTTGTATCCCATCTGGAATTGAGCTTCTAAAGACTCAGACCACTTGCCTTGAGCATCTTTGAACTTGCGCTTGTACGGCACAATGTAAGCAAAGCCAAGGTTGTTATTGATTGGCAAATCAAGCGTTGCTGCCATCATTGCTGCATTGATTACGGTTGCTGGTACTGCGCCTTTAAGCTGCGGTTGGTTCGCTACCTGCATCACCGATGCCAAGAAACCTTGAGTTTTTTTACCTAAAACTTCTTCAAATTTTTGACGAATTTTTGCGTCTGACACATAAGCCTTGATGGACTTAGGATCATGCTCGGCAATTTGATTTTCTGTTTTCACTGGTGCATCCATCTCAAGCCACCTCTTCAAATAATTGTTCCGCGTACTCATTCACAAGACGCTGTAATTCTTTGATTTGCTCATCATTGAGCGTAAATGTCTGACCTTCCTCAGCTTCAAAATTCCAGATATCCAGCAAGGTCACAGGCGTATCTTTCACCACCAGCCATGAATCAATATCCACTGGCTCGGCATATCGCATATCACCATTCGGACTACGCATTTCAGTCACCGTGTGAGGCAATACAGCCACCGAACAATCAGCCGTTGCATACAGGTTTTCACCAATCTGGCGATATAGGCCAAAGGTCAGCACGTTATCTTCAATCGAAATATCCAAATCCACTTTGAAGCTTGGCAGGTCTGAAAAGTACAAATCACGTGTGAAATCTTCATTCACCTTGCAGTCAGTTACCTTGGTGCTATGACCATCACGGCACAAGAATAAAGACTGGTTGCCGATGTGATGAATAGGTCGCATTGCCGCACCACATCCACAGAATTGAGCGTAAGTGTTCATGCTGGCACCTCCATTTTTACCAACCAAAAACCATAACCATCTTCAACTTTTGAAAAGCCTTTGAATCTAGTGCCAGTTATTGGCGACACACCAACATCGATAAGTGGAAGCAAGTCTGAGATTAATTTGTGGAAAGTATCAATATCCAAGCCATAGGTATCAGCAAGACCAGCGTCTACATCATCGTAGTCGGCATCAAAGTCAAGCTTGCAAAGATGGCAAGCCAATTCATAAGCATCAATACTCACTTCACACCCCCAACAATCGCAGCATTAATCTTTTCAATCTCATAACGATCAACATAGGCATTAATCGCTTCCTCATGACGTACGACATTGAGAATGTCTAGAAACTCAACCGAACCATCATCCAGTGCATACTCGACATAGATACTGTAATCGTCAGCTTTGACAGTAGCGACACAAATCTGATTGCAATTCACGCTCTCAACTTCGTATTGCTTTGCAGCGATGTCGATTTGAGGCTCTGCCAGTTCATCAGCAGTTTTAGCAGGCTGGAAAGCGTAAGCTACTGCTATCCCCGCGCTGATTGATGCTGCAATGAATGCAGACTTGAGAATATTGGATTTAGTTGTCATAATGACCTCGTTGTGTTGAAGCCCTGATTGCCGTAGTAAGTTGTCAGGGCTTTTTAATGTCTACGAGAATCATAATAGCAATGTTATTATTTATATTCAATAACAATGTTAGTAATTTTTTATATATTTTTCTATCAACAAAAAAAAGACCACCAAAAGGTGATCTTTTAATAAAGCGATTATTAATTAAATTTAGAAGGCTTCTTCAGGGTTCTTCGGTGTTCAACAACCGTCCCAATAATCTCAACCTTTGAACGGTCTGATCGAATGATTGGAAAATCCGGATTAAGCGGCACTAAATCAAAAACCTCAACACCATCTTCATTGATCCCGCGAGATCGATATTTTTTAAAAGTAATCCCTTCAGGGCTTTCTGCCAACACCAGGTCTGTCGGTTGTGGTGTTATTTGGGTGTCGATGATAATTAAATCACCCTCTTTAAATTCCGGCATCATACTATCACCAACAACATAAGCGCCAAATGTCGAAGGGCTAACGCTAATGCTTACAAACACATAGTCATCTGATGGCATTTGTATAGCTTCACGCCACTTGCCAGCTTGCACGTAAGTCAAGATTGGTACGCGCTTGAGGCCATCAATACTGGCAGCTTCTACATTGTTATCCATCTTATCCGTAATGTTTGCAACAGATTCAATGCCAGCAGCCAATTCAGGACTGATTTCAGATGGTGAAATATCAAAATAGTTAGAAAGCTTGATAAGGGCATCTAGGTTAAGAGGCGTTCTGGCATTAAGGTAAGCGCTAAATGCTCCTTGTGTAGACCATCCGCAAGCCTCAGAAACATCTTCCTGAGTAACTTTATTTCCAGTTGCTCGCATAGAGTCTTTAAATACATCCCATGCTTTTTTTAAGCGAGCAGCATCTTCTTGACGAGCAGCAGATAAAGGCTTTCTAACCATCACACACATCTTAATAGACCTTAAGTTGCATTAATCTTAATAATGATATTATTAAACAGCAAATAACAATGCTATTGCAAGCATATAATAACGGTGTTAGTATTTTATTGTGTTCCACTAATAATGTTATTTTTATGAAAACTGAGACAGTTCTTTTAAGCGATCTGGTTGCTCAAGAGGGGCAAATAAAGGCGGCCGACAAAATCGGCTGTCACCAGACTGCGATTAGTGCAGCAATAAAGAAGGGTCGAGAGATTTATTTAGAAGTAAGAAACGGATCAGTGGTTTCAGGCTTTGAAGTTAAACCAGCTCTCAATCTTCCATTTCACAAAAATAAGAAAGCCTGACGGTCGAGGTCAGGCTTCTTGTTGTTCAAGAAGGATATAACTAAATGAACACAAATATATTATCACAATCAAGCAACACCGAACAATTAGTCGAGGTAATTACTCGTCAATTTAATGGTGAGCAGGTGTCCGAAGGTATTACCAACTCAATCTTGGTTGCCAAGCATTTCAAAAAACGCCACTCAGACGTTATGCGAGCAGTGAAAAACTGCGAATGCTCCAAGGAATTTAGCGAACGCAATTTTGCGCTGGCTGAATATACAGATGAGCAAGGTAAGCCGCGCCCAATGTACGAGATGACCAAAAACGGCTTTTCATTTATTGCCATGGGATTCACAGGTAAACAAGCGGCTCAATTTAAAGAAAGCTACATCAATGCTTTTGATGAAATGTCGAGTTATATCAATTCGCAAAATCTCACCTTAATTGCGCAATTCAATAAAGCCTACCTCGAATTTGAGCGTGCATCCGATATTGCTAGTCAAGCAGGCCGAAACCTTTCTTTGTATGGTCGAAAAATCAAACCACTGGCAGCGGAAAAAGTTGCTGAGCTTGAGCGCCAGATCCAACCGCTACTGTTTGCGGAGGATGTGGCATGAATAACAAAGAGCAAGATTATAAGTTCAAATCGGAGCGGTTCAATCAACTTGCCGAGAAGCTGAAAAATGAAGAAGAGCTTTCCTTTGACGATCAGTGCGTTCTATTCATGGCTGTAATCTCCAGACCGGGCGCAAGAATCACAAAAGAAATGATTGGGCCAGTAATGGGAAATACTGTCATTTGGGATAAGTTGCAAGACATGTTCCAAGTGATTTATGAAAATGCTGAAGGGCATGACGCTTTAAGTTGGAAGTCGCAGTTATTTGGTGATGAGTTTAAAAGGCAATGCAAAAAGGAAAGCGAGGCAGCAAGAGAGCGCATCAACAGCATGACATGCACCTACATCATTCGTAAGCAAGGAAGTAGCCAGGTGAAAATCGGGAAAAGTCTTCAGGTGTATGAGCGAATTAAAACACTGAGAAATCAGTCCGGCTGCGATATGGAAATTCTCTGCATTATTGAAAGAAATGTTGAAGCAATGCTGCATAAGCAATTTGATGAATTCAGAACTATTGGCGAATGGTTTGATGACTCAAAAGGCTTGATCGCTGCGTTTGCTGCAAAGCAAGGAGTAGCCGCATGACAGCCCTAAAAAAACATGAGGACAATATTGTCCAATTCTCCAAAGGTAAAAAAATGGCTGACAAGTTTGAAAAAGGCTATGTCATGTCCAGTCGGTTATACCGATATGAGGTGCGGCCTTTTTTAAGTGATGCGGCAAAGAATGTTTACGCAGAGCTAGAGGATCGCATTAATGGCTTCAAGGACAAGATAACCGACCATGTGAGCTATTCACAGTTACAGGGTGGAAAGCTCGAAGGCTCTAAAAAGTTAAGCACCAAAACTGTTAGTAATGGCCTTAAAGAGCTTCTTAAATTGGGCGTGATTTCCATTGTGAGCGAGAACAGCCGCAAGGGTAATGAGTACCAGATTAATGAGGTTTCACTGGTCGAACACTTCACTAAAGAAAGTACCACTTTACCTAGTAAAGCACTTCCCTTAGTAAAGGGCAGCACTTTACCTAGTGAAGTGATAGCCACTTTACCTAGTAAAGACACAATAGAATTAATTTATAGAACTCTATCTATAGAATTATTAATTAAGTCGCTTCGCTCCAAAAACCCTTTGGAAGTTCATTTTTACTGTTTTCAAGAAAAGAAAAAACAAGAGCAACTTGAGTTAGAAAAACAGGAAGCGGAAGCAAAAGCAAAAGCCGAAGCCGAGCGCAAAGACAAGGCTCGCAAATTGTCTTATGACGAAGTAATCAAACTCACATCTGAACGATTTAAAAACCTTTGTGATTTCTCTCTTTGGGAACAGTTTGTTTCCAATCGCTCAACGACTGCCAAAACAAAGTTGACTAAAAACGCACTCAATACGATCTATAGAGATTTCCAGAAATGGGGATTTGATGGCAGCAATGAGTCTTTGAAAACCTCAATCACTGGTAACTATCAAGGTTTGTTTGCACCAAAGCAGCAATTCACACCTGGACAACAAAACCCAAAACCATCTCGCTGGGATGAGATTCAACAGTTGATCGCAAAAGAGGAGCAGGGCAATGACAGCTATGGTTTCTAATCAACAAACTGCGGTTCAGCCAATTAAGACAGCTCAACTGGTTGGAATCTTCAAAGCAATTGCACCACGCTCTTTTGAAAAAACATTTGAAGGTATGCCGATTGAAGCAATCAACCATGCAATGAAAATCTGTATCGAAGGCCTTTCACGTGAACAGATTGATCTTGGCCTTCGCATGGTTCGTGATAACGGCTTTTGTCCAGATCCGGCAATGTTCCGCAAATGGTGTCTTGGTATTACAGGTTTTGGTACTGAGCAGCAACGTGTTGTTGATTCATTCAAAGGGAAACATGCAGCACTGGGCAATATCGTGAAATGGCTTGGTGATAACAACCACCCGATCACAAATGCCGAAAAAGAAGCGTATGACCGCTGCTATGAATTGTTTGCCGAGACCCAGTGGGCAAAGAACGTCGATAGAGCCTCTTATTTAGCGTATGAGGCGTTTAAAGATAACTATGCGGACGTGATCAAGGAGTATGCCGAACAAGGGGTACAGCAAGCAATCTGGGAGCGCCCTAAAGCCATCGAGAAGAAGTTGGTTGTTGATTATGGGGATTGGGGGCATGGGCCTGCACCAGTGCTTGGCAAGCCACTTCAAGGTGATGAGCTTAAGAAGTACCTAGAAGAATTCAAGCAAAAAATTAAAGGTTTTGATGAAAGCGCAGGGGGTGGGGTGTGAGTGATTTAATAAAATATTCAGATGTAAGCCAATATCAATTGATGGTGTTGCCAGTGTGCGGAACACATGGAATTCAAATGGAATACAGGAAAACAGAAGGTGAGTGTGAGGCTTGGGGTGGCGTTTGGTATGACTGCCCTAAATGCTTTAGCTCAGTTGTTTTTAAGGCTGATCAGGAAAAGCATGTACCAGCTCAAGAGCAAGGCGCAGGGGGTGGGGTGTGAAGATTCTAATCGCATGCGAGAAGTCCGGCACTGTCCGTGATGCATTTATCAAGCTTGGCCATGATGCAATTTCGTGTGACATGCAGCCAAGTGATTCTGATTTTGGGCCACATTACCAGGGTGATGTGCGAGACCTCCTGGATTATCCGTTTGACATGATGATTGCTCATCCACCGTGTACGCATATTGCGGTAAGTGGAAGCCGTCACTTTGAAAAGAAGATTCATGATGGTCGTCAGCATGCAGCAGTGAGCTTTTTTATGATGCTGGCCAAGTGCGACATTCCGCGCATCGCCATTGAAAACCCTGTCTGCATCATGTCGAGCGTATATCGCAAACCAGACCAGATTGTTCATCCGTGGCAATTCGGACACATGGAGCAAAAAACTACATGCTTATGGCTTAAGGGTCTGCCATTGCTTAACCCAACCATGGATGTGAAGGAGGAAATGATGCGACTTCCGAGAAAGGAACGTGAGCGTATTCACTTCTGTTCACCGGGTAAGGAGCGATCCAACATCAGATCAAAAACATTCCAGGGAATTGCTGATGCCATGGCTATGCAGTGGGGTGGTGATGTGCGTCAGGGTGAGCAAGAGGATTTATTCGGAGGTGCAGCATGAGCATTACAAACGAATTATTGGCTCACATGAGCTACACAGCAGCGGTACAGAAGAATAATTTACGTGAGCAGCTTGAAAATGATGTGGAAGCATTTCTGAAAAATGGTGGGGAAATTAAACGCATTCCAACCGGGCAATCCGGGGAACCGGGTGCAGTGTTTAACAATCGCCTGACAAAACCGAAAAACGCTCAGAAAGCTATGCGTGCGGTCATGTCAGCAGCCGTGGCCAGTGCAAAAGCCAGACGTGAAACGCCGAGCGCCATTGCACGCCAGAAGGCACTTGATAGCGGCGAGAAGCGCTTTAACGGTACGCCATGCATCACTTGCGGTGGAACACTTCGCTATACCAGCACTAACAGCTGCTTTGCCTGCAACAAGGCTTCAGCAGTCAGAAACTATAAAAAACGGACAGGGAAATCAGCATGAACTTAATCGAAAAATTGGGATTGGAAAAGTGTAAGCAGATTGTGGATGGGGCGCCCGAGGGTTGCGATGCTTATGAGACAGATACACACGTATTTGATTTGGATGAGTTGAGAGCAGCCATCGCCGACCACGACCGAACCGACTATTGCAGCGGCATCAAAAACCATATCAGCCCAACGACGAAGGTGATTGAGAGATGAGTGATTTTGAAGGTTTGACAAATAGTGACTTAGATTTACTGGGCTTTAGGGCTCTCAATCATTTCACGGTTGGTGAGCAGAGTAAGTATCAATTATCTCGTAAGCGACATCTATCAGCTATGTGTGTCGGCACTTGTAATGAATCATTTTGGCTGTGTCAAAAAGATGAAACTGGCGGGATTTCAGATTTGATATGTGTTCACAACTACGACCACGACGGCTTTATTACGAATGAGAAAATTAAAGCATTAATTGAGTGGTTTGGTGGTGAGTGTAAAGCCCTGCGAGGTGCCAATGACTAATCTCCGTATCACCGCAGCTCAGGCGCGAAAAGCCGGTATTGGCCCTCGATTTGGTGTAACAACCAAGTCGGGGAAGAAGAAATCCAATCCAGATCCAATGCCAAAGGTCCCGGCTCATCTGGTCGAAGGGAAGGGGTTTGGTGTGATGAATGATGAGCTGCTCTGGTGTGAAGTTTTAATCACACCTCCTTCGGTGAATCACTACTGGATTCGTGGGGCCAACAAGACCAATCGATTAAGTAAGCGTGCAATCCACTTTATTGACGTTATGAAGCGTTTTATTGAGCCGGCAGGGTATCAGGGCAGAGTTCGCGTAAAGATCGAATACGCGCCACCTGATGCGAAAATACGCGACATCGATAACATCGTAAAACCATGCTTCGATGCTTTATCGAAAGGTGGATTGATCCTGGATGATTCTCAGGTGGATGAATTGCTCGTGAAGCGGTTGCCATCAGAAAAAGGCGGGAAGCTGATTATTCAAGTTGAAAAGTTAAGGGTTTAAGAGGGAATAGGGATGAATGCGATGGTGAAGGCAGAAGTGATGAACTGGGATCGTTTTAGTATTGAAGATTGGCTTAAGCAGTATGGGGCATACATCCAGATTTCTCGTATGAAGTCAGGGCATGCACCGGACTCACTTGGAATAAATCAGATTTACTGGCTGATTCTTGAAAATAACAAAGGGGTGGCACCGCGTAAGGATCAGGTTATTTGCCAGATTAATGATTTTGAGGCTGAGCAGGTGCGGAAGTTGATTGTAGATTTTAATAAGTCGAGTTCGGTTTGTGCTTCAGCGAAAGTGGCGGTGCAGTTGTTCATAGAGAAGAATGTGAGAGGGATGTCATTAAGCCAGATGGAGAGGGAATTCACCCTATCAAGAAGCTCGATAAACAACATGGTTTTTGCAGGAAAATACTATATTTGCGGACACAATAAGAAACTTAAAATTAGCTAAAATTTATTAGAAATTAGCTATTTATGGTATAATTAACGTACAAACCCGATGAGTGTTGGAAGCACAAATCGGGTTCTAATCACACTGTTATTAGAGGTAACAATATGACTGATTGCAATTCTAAAGTTATGATCGAAACTACGCAAACTAAAAGATCGACCAAGAGAAAAACTCTTGAACAATTTATCGCTGAAGCTCGGGCAGCTCACGGTGATAAATACGACTACAGCCAAACCGAATATAAAAATGTGGAAAGCAAGGTAAAGGTTATTTGCCCTATACATGGCGAGTTTAGTCAAACAGCTAAAAGACATACCGGTGGGATGGGTTGTGCAAAATGCTCACCAAAAGCAAAATTAACTAAAGAGATCTTTATTGAAAGAAGTCGCAAATTTCATGGTGATCGATATGACTATTCTGAGGTTGTCTACTTAAAGTCAAATGTGAGTGTAAGAATAAAATGCCATAAGCATGGGTATTTTGAGCAAAGACCAACTGCACACATGAGTGGTAGTGGATGCCCGAAGTGTTTCAACTCTAGTCTAGGCAAAAATAGCTACCAAAAGCATTGTAGCGAAAAGCATGACGGAAGTGCCAATCTTTATATTATTCGGTGTTTTAATGAGAAAGAGAGTTTTTACAAGGTGGGCATCACAGCAAAAAGTATTCAAGGACGGTTCCCGACAAAGAACATCATGCCATACGAGTATGAAGTGGTGAAATTTGTTAATACCAGAGCGAGTAATGCATGGGATTTGGAAAAAGCTATCAGAAAAATTCTTAAGGGGTGTAAGTACCACCCTAAAATTAGCTTCCCGGGTGTAGGTGAGTGCTACAAGGAAATCAATCAAAACATCAATCAAATCGAAAACTTGTTGACACGTTTAAATGCATAATATAACTTATGTGCTATAAGTAACCGAAGTGTAAGTAATTCACTTTGATTGACAAAGAAGCTCACCAGATGGTGGGCTTTTTTATTGCCTGAAATTTCCCAAAATCTGAATCATTGGTGATCTTATGAAATAACGTCAGCCATTTGGTAACTTGGATTTGTGACGCTATGTAATTTATTGCTTAGCTAAAAGCGCAAACGGTGGGATGCAGAAACCAGCCGTATAAATCGGTTTGAATCCAGTGTGATTTCGTCACGCACTGAGTGAGCCTCAGAGTAAATCATAAAATTGGGGAGTGACTCTCCCGACCTTAAAAGAATTGAAAGCCAAGAAGTCAGATTGATAGCTCATTTCGAGATGATGGGTTGGTGAGTAGCGGTAGATCAGTTGCCGAGCTGGTCAATATCGTAATCTAAGGCAAGGGTGTGGCAATTCGCCATGCCCTTTTTTTAATGCGCCATTAGCTCAACTGGTAGAGCATCGGTCTCCAAAATCGATGGTGTGGGTTCGAGTCCTGCATGGCGTGCCAGATGCTACCCTTGTAAATAAGGGGGCTAAAATAATTGCTTGATCATTGCTTGATTAACCGGGTAGAAATCTTGCTTAGTTCGGCAAATTTACCGACATTATTTTCGGTAGTAAATGTTCTAAATTTATGTTTTATAAGTAAAAGTAACTAACATTTCTTGCGATATGATTGCTTGATTGTCCGGGAGTAAAATCATGCTTAGGTTACTGATGTGTTTATTCGGCCTTCATGGTGTGACCGAGATTGACCACACGATTGATGATGAAGAAATCAAAGTGTGTCGGAATTGCTTGAAAAAAGTTAAATAGACCCTCGCCACTTCGGTGGCATTTGCCGAACGGATTACGGCACATAACCCTGCTCAATATGCATTATTGGCGGGGTTTTTCTTTTCTTATCGGGTGGTGTATGGACATAAAGGAGAGTGAAGATGAACCGAGTACAAAGGAAGGTTAAGCGCTTAAATGCAACAGCACACACTAAGACGCAGAAAATAATAAATACCAATCGAATGAATGAAAAAATTGAACAAGATTATCAAAGTGAAAAAGACTGGTTATTATTTGATTACTTTATTTCTGATAGTGCCTTGGGTGATTTGGATGATTATTAATAAGTAATTTTAAACTTTCGCTACGTTTCCTTTACCCCGAAAGGGGTTTTTCTTTTCTTATTGGTGGTACCCATGACAGACAAAGTACAAGCTAAACAAGACTTAGAATTTTGCAGTGCTGAGCTGTCTAAGTATCAAAATCTCAGTAGATCGGGATTGACGCGTGTTGAGATGCTAGCGATAGACGGCATCATGCGCCGATTGAAAGAACGAATTAGAAACTTACGGAATGTGTTGCTGTGAAACGACCGATGCCGCCTCAAAGCTTACTTGATCTTGATCCTGAAGACCCTGTGGGGTTTGAGGCAGCACCTGAATTAAAAGAATGGATTTTAAAAACATTCATTGATGAAGGTGGTGAGCTACACAATCCTGATCACATGCATATATCGCCGTGGGATGATGATTTATTCATGGTGCTATGGGCATCAAGTGGATTTAAAAAGTCTGAAAAAATTGTTCTGGGTCAGACTGAAAAGTTTGCACCGATGGCGGGCGGCTGGCGAAAGTTGCGTCAAGAAAAACAGATGATTGATTGGTTTGGTTGTGTGCCGAATTTCATCATCACAATTGATGCTTGGTTTGCACATAATGCCTGTGATACTGATTTTTGCGCATTGATCGAACATGAGCTGTATCACGTTGGTGTCAAAAAAGATGAAGATGGTAATTACCAAATCAGCCCGTCTACAGGTGAGTATAAATATTATTTGCGACCGCATGATGTAGAAGAATTTCACGGTGTCGTTCAGCGTTATGGTGCATCACCAGACGTTCAAAAAATGGTGGAGCTTGCAAATGATGGTCCAACAATCGGCAAAGCAAAAATTGCCCATGCATGTGGTACGTGTTTATTGAAGTTGGCTTAAATTTTTTTTGCCTGCTTTGTTGTACGTAGTTGTACAAAGGGGAGCTTATGGCAGCATTAAAAGAGCCTGTAAAAATATTTATAGTTCAAGCTCTTGCATGCCGTGATACCCCTCAAGAGGTGGTTGATCTCGTCAAACAAGAGTATGGGATTCAAATTTCACGAAGCCAATGCCAGGCTTACGATCCTACAAAATATTCAGGCAGAAATCTGAGTAAAAAATTTGTCGATTTATTCAATAAGACACGCGCCGACTTTGATGCTGGTCTAATTGATATTCCAATTGCCAACAAGCACTACCGGCTCAAGCAGTACCAAAAACAATTAGAGCGCAATGCAAAGAACACGGTGATGTCACTCAAGATTCTCGAGCAAGCGGCTAAAGACTGCGGTGGGCAGTTTACTAATAAAACAGAAGTGACTGGCGCAGGTGGTGGGCCGATCGAAACCATCAACCAGAACGTATCAACCGAAAGCTACCTAAAAGCTAGGGAGCAGGTCTTAGATGATTACTGACCCGGCGCGTGAACTGGCCATACAGATTGAAGCTCAGGAAGATTTGTATTTTTTCTCGCGTTATATGTTTAAAGAGCGCAGAAAGTACAAGTGGCTGCACAACTGGCACCATCGCGCAATCTGTGATGCATTAATGAAGGTGTACCGTGGGGAAACTAAGCGATTAATTATCAATATTCCACCGCGGTATTCTAAAACTGAACTGGCCGTTATTAATTTCATGGCATGGTGCTTTGGCAAGACACCTGATAGTGAATTTATTCATATTAGTTATTCTGCAACCTTGGCGGCTAACAACGCTTTCCAGACACGTAATTTAGTGCAGGAAGAAGCATATAGGCGCGTATTTCCTGAATTTGAACTACGCGATGATAGTAAAGCGAAGGATGACTGGCGAACCGCGCAAGGTGGTGTCTGTTACTCACAAGGTACCGGCGGTACCATCACAGGCTTTGGTGCTGGTAAATTTCGTGATTCATTCGGCGGGGCAATCATTATTGATGACCCGCATAAAGCCAGTGAAGCACGTTCAGACACCATCCGTAAAAGTGTAATTGAGTGGTTCCAAAATACTCTTGAATCACGTACCAACTCACCAGATACGCCGATTATTGTCATTATGCAGCGTTTGCATGAAGAAGACTTGGCCGGATGGCTTCTGGATGGTGGAAATGGTGAGGAGTGGGAGCATTTATGCTTATCGGCTATTCAACCCGATGGTTCTGCTTTATGGCCTGAGAAGCACAGCATAGAAACGCTTGAAAGAATGGAGCTAGCAGCGCCGTATGTATTTGCGGGGCAATATCGCCAAATGCCATCACCACCTGCAGGTGGTTTCTTCAAGCCCGACAATATTGAAATTGTTGATGCTCTACCAGCAGATCTTCTCCACCATGTACGTGCATGGGATTTAGCATCATCAGAAAATGAAGGGGACTACACAGTAGGTGTGCGTGAGGCGAAAGGCAAGGATGGTTATATCTATATTGTCGATGTTGAACGTGCGCAACTAGGCCCAGATGGTGTTGAGAAGCGTATTACGCAAACTGCTGAGCTTGATGGCAAGTCTGTAGCGATCCGACTACCACAAGACCCAGGGCAGGCTGGTAAAGCTCAAGCCAAAAACTTTATTACCAAACTATCCGGTTTTAATGTCAAAGCCGAAACGGTTTCAGGTGACAAGATCACTCGCGCTCAGCCATTTGCGGCTCAGGTGAACGTAGGAAATGTAAAAATGCTCCGCGGTGACTGGAATAAGCCATTCATTGAGGAATTACGCAACTTTCCCAATGGTAAGCATGATGACCAGGTGGATGCTGGTAGTGATGCATTTAATGAATTAAATGAACCTCCACGAGTAAGACCGGGCGGGGGTGGCTCACGAAGTTTTAATTAAGGTTTTTAAAATGGCAAAATCCAAAAACAAGCAGAAAGAGACCAAGCCAAAATCAGCCGGCTTGTTGACCGAAGTTGCTGTTGAAAAACTTGCGTTCAGTATGGGGCGTGCGGCTGATGTTGATGAAGTCTTGCGCAAGGCTGGTGTTACCCGGCAGCGTTTATCTGTACTTATGGCTGACGATGAAATATCCCAGGCTATGGAAACCCGGCTTGATTCGGTGATTAATGCGCCGTGGCGATTCAAAGAAGATCACGGGGAGCAAACTGAGTTCTTAAAAGAGCAGGTTGCTTACTGGCACAATGAAATTATTACTGGTGCGTGGGAAGCGTGTCCATTTGGCTATTCAGTAATGGAGGCCAATTACCAGGTTCTTGAGGATGGTAAATTCACACTCAATGCTATTCAGGTGAAGCCACTTGAGTGGTTTGAGCCAAAGAATAACGGCGAGCTGATTTATCGTGAGCCACAGGCCAATACAGAAATCAATGTATTTCAGAAGTGGCCACTAAAGTTCTTCTTAACTCGCCGCAAGCCTTCATTTAAACAACCCTATGGCGATCCACTACTATCAAAGCTGTATTGGTTATGGTTCTTTAGAACAAATTCCACTAAGTTTTGGGTTAAGTTTTTGGAGCGATTCGGATCTCCGCTACTTGTGGGTAAGGTGGGTGGCAGCAGTCGAACCCAAGATGATATTGATGCGATGACCTCGGCATTACTGAATGCTCACTCGCAGTCGGTTATTTCGATTGGATCTGAAGATGATGTAAATACAGTGGGTACAAACTTCTCGGGTGCTGGTAGCTCGGCATTTGAGGCATTTGATACTGTTTTAACGCGCCGTATTCAAAAGGTGGTGTTGGGTCAGACGCTCACATCGGGAACTGATGGCACAGGGAGTCGTGCGCTGGGTGAAGTGCATGAAAATGTACGCATGGATAAGCGTAACTCAGACTTACGCATGATCACCCCGACCTTTCAGGATATTGTTGATGCAATTTGCTTCCTAAATGGATTTGAAAAGCACACGATTATTTTGGGTGGTGAGCAAGACCTGAATGTAAAAGTAGTTGAGCGTGACCTAAAGTTGAAAGATTTGGGTGTTGAGTTTACAGATCAGTATGTAATTGAGACTTATGGCATCAAGCCTGAGCACTTCAAAATGCGTTCCGAGCAGATTCCAATTAATACTCAGTTCACAGCATTACCTCGTCAGGCATTCAACTTTAAGGCAACAGCAAGCAAACTTTCACCTGAACAACAGGAAATTGAAGAACTGACCGATGGCCAAGATGATTTAACACTGTTGAGCATGTCTGAAATTCAGCAATTGTTAAGTGAATCGGATAGTCCTGAGTCTTTGGTATTTAATCTTGCACAGCTTATTCCGAAAGCCACTAAAACCGAGTTTACAGCCAAGTTAGATCAGGCTTTGTATGCTGCGGATATTTTAGGGTATATGGCTGCGAGTGGGGGTAAGTGATGACTAATCATAAATGTGAATCATGTCGTAAAGGCTTTAATGGGCAGAATGGTAATGGGTATATGCCGTGTTCATGCAAACAGCAAACAATTATTGACGGGCCAGACATTGATATGACACCTGCAAAACCTAAATTTGTACCCGCTCCAGCGCCGTTAATTATTTCCGATCATTCATTATTCATTGTGTACCCTTGGAAATATCGAGCTTGCTTGTATTTCGTAGTTGGTTTGATGGTTGGTATTGTGGGGTGCTTGTATGCAGCCAGTTACCTTTCTTGAAGCCTTGCAATATGCACGGCAGCGCAAGATTGTATTGCCCGATGAGTTTTACTCACTGGACTTAAAAACTCGGCAGATGGCAACTACGGTTAGCTTTTTGTCGAGCCTCGAGCAAATTGAAACGGTCATTAAGGCAGTCAATAAAGCCATTGCTGAAGGTTCAACCTTTCGGGACTTTCAAAAGTTGGTTGAAAAAGAAGGTATCGAGTTGCCTAAGCATTATCTGGACAACGTATTTCGTACCAATATTCAGAATGCGTATGGTCACGGGCGATGGGTCCAACAAAACCGAAATAAGGCTAAACGTCCTTACTTGATGTACTCGGCTATCAATGACAGTCGGGTACGTCCAAGCCACTTGGCTTTAGACAAGATCGTTCTGCCGTTTGAGCATCCGTTTTGGCTGACGCATTACCCGCCAATTTCTTTCCGTTGCCGCTGCACCGTAATCGCCTTAACTGAAAAACAGGCAATGAAATACGGCATTACGCCAGATGACAAATTGCCAGAAGTAGCTGAAGCTTTGGGCTGGTCATCACATCCTTTGCAATTTGGTGAACTCGAATCCTTGGTCGATAAAAAGATTGCTGATTCGTCACTTGATAAAGAATTCTTACTTGAGCAAAAGCAAGTCATTCAAGCTGAGTGGACAGCATCCAAAAAGCTGACAAGTTTGTTTGCCCCAATGGATGATAAAACTCGAGATTTGTTCAACACGATTGCAGATACAGTCATTCCGCTTAACCCAAAGATCAGGCCAAGTGCAATCCGCACCTTTCTGGACTATGTGCAGGGGAATGACTCGGCATTGACCACGTATTTAAATGCATCCACAGCTTCACTGGCAGACGATGTGCTGAAGCGATGGCTCACTACTGATATGGCAGCGATTCAAGCTGTGGCAAGCAATACAGCTTCAACTGTGGTCGGTGGTGCAACTATCCAGCAGGTTGCAGCGTATCAGGTTGGGCAGACAGTTCAATTGAGCGCGCCGTTACTCATGACTGAAACTGCAGGTGATATTGTGATTCAGATTGAGAATGCCAAGGGATTGGGCATTGATCTGGAAAAACTGAATGCAGGGCAAGGGGTTTTAATTCCACTGGGACTGTCATTTGAGGTGGTTTCTATTGAAACGATCAAAGGCAAGCTGATTTATACATTAAAAGCATTGGTGAGTTAATGACTACACAAGAGCTGCAAATCATTTATGATCTAATCTTGCAAGCGTGGACGAGGCCAAAATGAGAGATAAGTATTTGATGTGGGGTGCAGCTATCCTAATTTGTGCCATTACTCTGTTTTTTGGTTACGTGGTATGGCAAGACGCTAAAAGTGAAAAAATTTCACTGAATAAATCAGATTGGACTTGCACCAAGACTGAAACGCAAGTGAATAACATTGTCGCAGGGAAAGTCATAGTGCCGCAAATTACTGAGCATTGTGTGCGGTATGAAAGAAATTAACTTTTAAACCAATTACAACCGTCCGAAAGGGCGGTTTTTTTATGGAGCATGAAAATGCCAGTAGAGGAAAAACAGGATAAATATTGCTTTCGGCTTGGTGATCTGAGCGTCAACCAAGCCGAAGAAGGCAAGAAAAAACGCACCTTCTCAGGCGTGGCATATAGCGGTGAAGTGATTACAGACCACTGGTATTGGGACCGAATTATTTTTGATTTGGATTCTATGCAAATTAAAGGTCGTATTCCCGCATTACTCGATCACTCACCACGTCAGCGTGCAGGTGTCATCAATGAACACAGCATTAATCATCAACAAGGTTTAGTTGTTTCAGGTGACTTAATGAGTAACGAGTTCGGTACCGAAGTTGCTCAGGATTCTGACGATGGTTTTCCGTGGCAAATGTCTGTACGCATTGAGCCGTCATCAGTAGAAGAGATTCAGGCTGATACATCTGTCACGGTCAATGGAAAAGTTCACCAAGGACCCATCACGGTATTTCGTGGTGGTCGCATTCGTGAAGTGTCTTTCTGTGCTTTGGGTGCAGATGACAACACCAACGCTGTGGCAGCCAGCCACAACCCAACACAATCTAGCAAAGAGGACACAGACGTGGACTTAGAACAAGCGAAAGCGAAAATCCAAGAGCAGGAAAAAACCATTTCTGGTTTGCAGGATCAACTTAATAAGTTTGCTGCAGATAAGCGTAATTCAGCCATTGATGCTTTGGCCAAAGACTTGGGCAAGGAATTTACTGCTGAAGAAAAAACCAAGTTTGCGGCTATGCCAGATGATGCGTTTGATTTGATGGCCACTACGCTTAAGCAATTTGCAGCACCAAGTCAGCCACAAACACCTGCAGGCCAAACACAGCAAACACAAACACCAAGTGTAAACCCAGCGTTTGCTCACTTGTTTACTCATCAAGCCAATCCGGGGCAGGGTGGTCAGTCTAATCACACTGACACTCACAAATTTACTTCTGGTGCACAAGCATTCGCAGAACAAAACAAGGGGAAATAATTCATGAGCCAGGTTATTCCAAACATTACGGTTCAGTCTAAAAAGCTGGTCCTAGACAATGAAAAGTTACGTCGTGCCAATGCTAAGGTTCCAACCGCTACAGCATTTAAATACGGTGATCTATTAACGCTGTCAGCTGATAACGTGTTGTCTCATGCCGCTGATGAGTCCACCTGGGATGTAATCTGTGGTCAAGACGTTACTGCTGCAGAAGCCACAATCAAGGCTGCTGATGGTATTGAAATTCCAGTGTATTACGGCGGCGTATTCAACGTTGAAGCAGTGTCACTAGATGGAACTTTGCTCACAACTGCTCAATACGATGCAGCACGCGCCAAAGCAACTAAAAACAAAATTGAACTTTCGAAGGTGTAAATAACATGCCACAGTCTTTTAATATTGAAGGTGCTCCACTTGAACTTCTTGATGTGGGCGAGCTTGCGCTAATCCACTCAAATTACCGTCCAATGGACACTTGGCTTTTAGACAAGCTTTTCCCAAACCGCCCGTTATTTAACCGTGATGATGTGCCTTTGGCTGAGCTTTCAGCTGAACATGATCTTGCACCACTGGTATCACCGCAACAGCCTGGTAAGCCATTTGATACCACGCAATCAGGTGAAGTGCGTCATGTTAAACCGGCTTACTATAAGCCGAAGAATCAGGTCACTCCGGCTGAAACTTTTGAAATTGCCTTGCTTGAGCGTTTACGTACCGCAGGCATCATCTCTACTGGTAACCAGCGATTATCTGAGCAAGAGCAAATGATCATTGCTCAAATCTCAGTGATGAAGCGCAACCATGATGCGATTGATAACTCAGTCATGATGATGGCTATCGATTTACTGAAAAATGGTAAATACGCGCTTCACTCAGATGATTATGAATACAACCTGGTGGACTACCGTCGTGATGCTTCTTTGACATTTACGCCGTTAACTAAGTGGAATGAAGCGGGTGCCAAGCCGGTAACGGATATCCGCACCATGCTTGAACGTCAATTGGCGGCTGATGGTGGTGAAGCTAAGCTGTCTGTTATGTCTGGTTTAGTTTGGGCGGCTCTCTGGAACAATGAAGAATTCAAAAAAGAGTTCATCACGCCCTATGCCGGTATTTCTGTTCCAGTGAATCCAAGTTTTGGTGTTAAAGAATCCGCGACTTTCAAAGGTACTTTTGATGGAATCGAATTCTGGGTATATGACGCAACCTACCGCAGCAAAGGTCAGGTGAATCGTTTTATTCCTAAGGACTACTTCTCATTGATCTCCGATACCAATGGTTCGGTTGCTCACTGTAAGATCAAAAATATGTTGGCCAACGGCGCTGCTCAGCAATATTTTGATCGTCAATGGTACTGTGAAGATCCGAGCGGCATCATGCTAATGACTGAATCTGCTCCACTGGTTGTACCTTCTAACAAGAACGGTGTCGTTGGTGGTACTGGCTTTATCACCCTATAAGGAGCAAGACATGCCGAAGTACACAGCAAAACAATCCATCGGGCATTTTATGCCAGGTGATGAAATCAGAGGGCTTGAAGCTAAACAACTTCAGGCCCTTTTAGCATCTGGGGCTATTGAAGAATATCAAGAGCCGGAAGAACCTAAGGCAGATGGTACCGCTGCACGTTTAGCTGAACTTGAAAAAGCCAATGCTGAGCTAACAGCAGCCAATGAAGCCTTAACTAAAGCCAATCAGGCAGCAGTTGCGGACAAGGCTAAAGCCGAGAAAGAAATTGCTGAGCTCAAAGCCAAGGTGGCTGAACTGGAAAAGGTGAAGTCTGCTGCAAAACCTAAAGCAGACTCAAAACCTGCTGACGATGCCAAGTAGGTGATTTATGTATGCGACTGAAGCAGATTTGGTCGCACGATTTGGGGCTTCAATTGAGAACCTGAAATTGATGTATGAAGATGCAGCAAAAGGTTCTCAAGCAATTAATGATGCAATCCAGGATGCAATGGAGGAGATTAACGGTCATATCGGTGGTCGTTATCCTTTGCCGCTTCCCAATGTGCCGAGTAATTTAAAGCGTATGGCGTGTGATATTGCACGCTACCGCCTTCATTTTGAGCAGCCAACCGATGAGGTGCGAAAACGCTATGAAGATGCAATTGCATTCTTAAAGCGTGTGGCTGACAACAAGGCCCATTTGCAGATTCAGCTGCCTGAAACAAACCAGATCGTGGATGACCAACCTAAAGGACGACCTTCAACGGCGCCAGTCGGTACTTCATATACCGGTGGTGTATTTGGAGATTCTATCCTGGACCAGATGCCCAGCTTGAAGTGAGGTGCTTATGGCTTTTGCAATAACCATTCAAGCTGATAGTTCACCTATTGAGGCAATCTTAACTCGCTTAAATCAGTTCGATGCTGATAAGTCAGAGATGTTTAACGACATTGGCAGCGACATGCTTAATGCGACAATAATGCGATTTAAGTATCAGCGTGATGTTGATGGTAATCCATGGAAAGTGTCATGGCGTGCGCGTTTGCAAGGTGGGGAGACAGGGCGTAATGATGGACATTTACTCAATGGTATGAGCTACAACGTCCTGAACAATGGCGTTGAGTGGGGTGCAAATCAAACTTATGCGCATGTTTTTCATTATGGCGCTCATATCACACCTAAGAATGGTCAATACATCACCTTTGCGGTGGCAGGGCAATATCGAAAAGTAAAAGAAGTGAACATTCCATCCCGTACTTTTCTTGGTATTAATTCGGAAGATGAGGCGAAAGTCTTAGACATTGTCGGGAGTTTTATAGATGAGCACCTTCTTCGCGGTACGTGATGAGATTGCAGAAAAACTGAAAGAGATTCCAGAATTTCTAAAGATCTATACGCCGTTGAATTCAGTCAGCGTAACAGAGATGTCGCAAGTCACGCCATCTGCGCATGTCAATTTTGTCCGTATCGATAAAAAGGCAAGTGCAGGCCGTGGAAGTATCAATCAGATCGGTCAGCAATGGGCGGTTACGGTGGCATGTCGCAATGCTCAATCCCAGATGACCGATGGTCGGGCGGTGAGTGATGAGGCGGGGCTTTTGACTGAGAAGGTAATTCAGCTACTTTCCGGCTGGCAGCCTCAAGCATCACGGACGGCGCTGGAAATGATTTCGGTTCGGGATGGGTATAGTCCAGGCTTTGCATACATCACGATTATTTTTGAATCACAAAAATTCATTTAGGAGCCAGTCATGGCAAAACAATACAAGGCAACTCAGCCCGTCGGTCGCTTTCAAAAGGGCGATGTCATTGGCGGGTTGGATGATACTCAAATTAAAAAATTACTGGCAGATGGTGTGATTCAGGAACTTCCTGAACCTAAAGCTGCTCCAGCAAAGAAAACCACAGGGGATGAAAAGTAATGGCTAAAGAATATATCTCGTTGCAGGGTAAATTCTATTTATCCAAGCTAACTAATGGTATTGCTGGCGCTATGCGTCATCTGGGCAACGTGCCAGAGTTTGAACTGGAAATTGGTGCAGATGTGCTGGAGCATACTGAATCAACCTCTGGGATGCGTACGACTGACTTCACGATGGTGCAGACCACTTCAGTTAACTTCTCTGGCCAGCTGGAAGAGGTGAACAAAGAAAATCTGGAATACATTGTTTCTGGCACCAATACAGACGTTGCTTCGGAAGCTGTCACCGATGTTTCACTAGGTACTGTAGCTGCTGGTGAAGAAATCAAGCTCGATGGCTACAACCTTTCCGCTGTGACATTTAAAGACTCTACTGTCGGCACACCGGTTACGCTGACTGAAGACCAGTACACGCTCGATGCCAAGTTCGGTACGGTTACATTTAACGATGTGGCAGGCCTGACGATGCCGGTCCTGGCGTCTTATACCAATGGTGCAGTGTCACATACCACATTGGCGTCAAACTTCAGTGAAGAGTACGAGCTGTTCTTTAAGGGTATCAATACGGCCAATGGTGAACACATGGCGGTTCGCTTATGGCGTACCAAGAAGTCACCGGAAACCACGTTCCCATTGATTCATGAAGAACTGGGTCAATATGCAATCTCCGGTCAGGCGTTGTCAGACATTACAAAACAAAATGATGCAACGCTTGGGTTGTACGGTCATATCGTAACTATTCCAGCAGTTCAAGCACCTTAACCAACACAGGCACAAGAAAACTCCACGACGCATAAGCGTCTTTTTTTGTGCCTGTTTTTTGAGATTGTTTGGCTTTGTATTAATTGATTTTTACAAACCCAAGTGATTTACCAACCTATTGACAAGAATCTATATTTTTTAAAGCAAAGCCGACCTTAACAAGTCGGCTTTTTTAATGCCTGTTTGTTTGTATTTGCATTCTGCATTCAGGCTCAACACAACTCAAAGGAGTTAATTATGAATGCTAAATTTAATCCAGTAGTTAAATTGGTTGAGGTTCAAAAAGGAGAGCCGACCACCACCACTTTGCAAATAGCACTAGGATTAGGAATTCAGCACGCTAGTGTAATTAAAATTGTAAGAACATACCTGCAAGACATTCAGGAGTTTGGACGAGTGAGATTTGAAAGTTCTTACGATTACGGTGGTTTAGTGAATTCTGGATTTGAAATCCGAAATTCAAACCAAGGTCGCCACACTCGATACGCTGTTTTAAGTGAGCAGCAATCATATTTTTTAATGACTTTAATGCGGAACAGTCCAAAGGTTATTGATTTCAAAAAGGCGCTTGTTAAAGCATTTTTTGAGGCTCGCACCTTATTGCAAACCGATTACTTCTCTCTTATTCGGGAGCGTGAAACATTAAGCGCAAAACTTGAATGTGAAAAAGAAATAGCAAGCGCATGCGGAAAAGGGTTATCGGTTTGGAAAAAACAACGTGATTGCTTAACCACTGCAATTGCAAACGTGGATCGGCAGATTCAACCATGCTTATTTGACTAAAACCCTAGCCACCTTCGGGTGGCTTTTTTGAGATTCCATCATGAATGATTTTTTCTTAACAGATAATCGCACGTTTCAAATGGGCGAAATTGAAGTAAAGCAGATTCAGGTGAAGTCACTTGATCTATTCTGCAGACACGCTGAGACAGTCAAAGAATATTTGAAAGACAAAGATTATTCAGATGAAATTTTGATTGATTTATTTAAGGCTCACACGGTTGAAGTGATTCAAGTCTGCGTCATGACCACCAATTTAACTGTTGACCGTATTTTTGATGTGGCAAAAGATCAGGCTTTATTTTTAGATATGCTGCGTGCTGTATTGACTGTGAATACAGCATATTTCAAGCCTGAAAAACCAAAGCGCGGCAATAAACCAACCAATGAGAAAAGCACTTGGTTTGATTCGTTCCAGTATTTAATTGAGTCTGGGCATCGTCACGATGACATTTTGAATATGTCATATGGTGCATACTTGCAGTATTTAAAAGCTGCACAGCGCAATGAGCTAAGAAAAATGCGGTCACAAGTCAATTTAATGCGCTCGGCACAACATGCCCAAAACCGTGAATTTAAAAAACTGATGGAAGATTTAAAGGTTGTTGATTGATTAACCAATTGTTAAAATGCCTGAAAAATATATAAATTTTGAGGGTTGGAAAAATGGCTACAGTTCAGTGCCTTGTATGTGGGCATGTTGGCAAAACAAAAACAAAAGGTAGTTTTGCTGTAACTATCATTTTATTATTTATAGGACTTCTGCCAGGTATTATTTATGAGATTTGGCGAAGATCAGGTGGAAAGGTTTGTAGTGCTTGCGGCAGTCACAACATAACACTTTATACCCCTATACCAAGAGTAGTGCAGCAGCCTATTAGTGAGCCGTTGGTTGAGCCAGTTAAAACTCACAATAGTACAAAGTTGGTTGCAAATGATGCCTTCTCATACAATGCTGGGGTGAAGGTTGATCAAAAGGCGCAGAATGGTGATGGCGAATTTAAAGACTGTCCGTTTTGTGCCGAGCAGATAAAAATCAGTGCAATCAAGTGTAAGCACTGTGGATCAATGCTGGAAGAAGCGCCTTAAGGCGCTTTTTTTTCACTTGAAATTTTATAAAAGTCATCCACAACTTCAATTAGTGATTTTTGAACATCGACCCACGGGATGCCTTTTTCAGATAAAGCCTTCGAAACAGAAATAATCATGTGAACCATGCAAGCGTTGTAACCAGCGTTAAAATCATTTTGGTTTTGAGAGAAGCTTTGCTCTAGGCGAGCAACCATTTCAGCACTTTGTGAGCGATTATTTTTCTCTGCTGACACTTCGATTTGTTTTTTTAGCTCAGGTGGAACACGAAGTCTTACTATCGTGTGGTCTGCTTGGTTGCTCATCTTTACCTCAAGCCACAAAATGTGGCAAATATTTTGGTTTACCTATTTACATTACCACAAAGTGTGGCTATAGTTATTAAACGCCACAAATTGTGGCATTAATAGGAGTGGTTATGGAGCAGAAAAAACCTATCGACACGCGATTCCGATTAAAACCAGAATTGCATGTGCTTTTGAAAGAGAAGGCAAAAAACGAACAGCGCTCAATGAATTACCTTATGAATAAGGCAGTTGAGCTTTTATTAAATCAAGAGAGTGCGAAAGCATGAAATCAACAGGCACAAAAAAACCTTGCCATCCGCCAAGATTAAACAAGGTTTTATGTGTTACTACAGGAAATAGTTACATGACTAATTTAACACAAAACTTTGCAAACCCAAACAACCAACCTTTAACTATTGGTGAAATTACGATTCGCCAAGATGAAGATGGGCGTTACTGCTTGAATGATCTACATAAAGCTGGTGGGAATCAGGCTAAACACAAGCCTGCCAACTTCTTGCGTATAGAACAAACCCAAGAGCTAATAGCCGAGATTGACGGTTCTTCAAATTCACAAGGAGAGGAAACAAGCTTCTCATATATGAGAAGCTGCTTAAAAACCATAAATGGTGTAGGAACTTTTGCAGCTAAAGAATTGGTTTACGCATACGCCATGTGGATTTCTGCAAAATTCCATCTACAGGTTATTCGTGCCTATGACTCAATGGTTGCTAGACTGTTTACAGAAAACACTAAGCAAGTATTGATTGCTGATAAAACCACAAAGAAAGACCGTGTACCTTTAAAGGACGCTGTAAACATGCTGGTGGGTAAAGCTAAGTTTTTAAATTACTCGGATGCTTACAAGCTTATTCATCATCGCTTTAATGTAGAGCACATTGAGGATATTCCTCAAGATCAAATTCCTGCGGCAGTTGAGTATGTTCATCAACTTATGGGTGATTACATTCCAAAAGCAGAGCGAATGGATGATGTTGAACTAAAAGCACTGAGAATGCTTGATGCTGACACCACAAGTAAAGTGATGAATTACTTTCATGCTTTGCATGATGAGATTAAGCGATTAGGTGGGGTTAGCCCAGAATATCCTAATTTCGACAAGGAGAATATTGTTAGTGCAATAGTTACGCGAATGGTGGATTCTAGCCGAATGCTTTTAACAATAGGGGTGTCGGGCAAGCCTAATATCTCATTTGTGCCAAATAATGCATGGATTCTATCAGATGAAAATATTGCGGGAATTGTTGGTGATACTGCAGGGCCAAACAAATCAGTCTTGCCTGATATTATTTATGCAGCAACCAAGCGATTAAGTAAATAAACATCACAAACCCACTTCGGTGGGTTTTTTAATGCCAAAAATTTGAGGTCAGCATGTCAAAGAATTTAACTTTTAAACTTATTATGGATGCTGACAACAAAGGTTTTGTTAGCAGCGTAAAACAATCTGAAAGTGTTGCGAAATCCGTATTTGATGCAATCAAAACCGAGTCTGATAAGTTAAAACAAAGCTCGGCTGAAGCCTCAAAAGAGATTGGGAATATCATTCCAAAAGGCACAAGTGAGTTAGCTGCAGACTTAACTAAATCATTATCCAGTGCCACCGAAATTATTAAAGATGCAGGTGAAAACGCAAAGTCTACTGCGGGTAACTTCACGGATTTTGGCAACAAATCACACAAGGCTTTAGATTTATTAAAAGCTGACTTAACAAGTGCTGAGCAAAAACTGCAAGAGTTTGCCAATTCCAATGCGTCACCTGCAGACATTGAAGTTGCACAACGCCAAGTAGACCAACTTGAAAAAGAAGTTCAGCAGGCTGACCAAGCATTTAACGACTTTCAGGCAGAAGTCGGTAGAGCAAACACGCAGCTTAAAGAAACAGATTCTGCGGCTGCATCGGCTAAAAAAGGCTTAGATGGCGCTAAGTTTGCAGTCGATGCACTTGTTGGTGCAATGGCTGCTTTAGGTGTTGGGCTTGGCTTGCGTGAATTAGCAGAAGCCGCAGACTCATATACTAATCTCTCAGCACGCATAAAGATCGCTACAGCCGAGCATGGAAATTTTGAACAAGCTATGGCTGGCGTGCATCAAGTTGCGTTGGCTACCAATTCAAATTTAGAAGCTACAGCAGGTTTATTCACGAAAGTGAATGATGTAGGTAAGCAGATGGGGATGACCCAGCAGCAAAGCCTAGATTTAGTTAAAACCATCAATATGGCTATTCAGACAGGCGGAGGGTCTGCTCAAGCCAGTGAAGCGGCAATCACTCAGTTTACGCAAGCATTGCAGTCAGGCGTGTTGCGCGGTGATGAATTTAACTCAATTATGGAGCAAGCCCCTGGCATTTCTAAGGCATTGGCTGCTTCGCTAGGTGTTACAACTGGCGAACTCCGCAAAATGGCTGAAACTGGAGAGCTGTCTACAGAGAAAGTCATTAAAGCATTGCAGGGACAATCGGCTGCTATTCAGGCGGAATATGACCAATTCCCAACAACGATTGGAAATGCCCTAACCAAGATTACAACACAGTGGCAAATCTTAATTGGCACAATGGATCAGGCGAATGGCGCCAGTGCTACTGTGGCTGAATGGCTGGTTGTGCTTGCTGACAATATGGGAATTGTTGAAACAATACTTGAAGATATTGGTGAAGGCTTTATTTGGGTAGGTGATCAACTCAAGAAGATTGATCCTCAGACCATTGAGGCATTAAAGCAAGCATTAACCACAGCATACGAAACATTAAAAGATTTAGGCTCAACCGTTGGTACAGCGTTTGAAATTACAGTTGACGTAATTAATACGACTCTTGGGCAAATATTTAATTTCTCTAGCGGAATAGATGCTGCTACTGACAAAACCAATGGTTTTACTAAAGCACTTCAAGCTGTAAATGTAGTTTTTGGCTTTATTGGTGATGGATTCAAAGCTTTAAACATTGGTATCAATTTAATCATTGGCGCTGCTTATGATGCTGCTGGTGCATTTAGTTACTGGAAATCAAAAATAACGTTTGGTGATACGTCAGCTCAAGCTGTAAAAGATTTTGAAGTAATGAGTGCGAAAGCACAGGAGTATTACAAAAAATCATCCGATGCAGCAGTGGAATTTAAATCTGCTGGTGTTGAAGCGATTGAGGAAATTAGCAAAACCCAAACCGAAAAAGATGCTGAATCAGTCGCATCATCTAAAGCCAAGCTTGATAAACTTTTAGCAGATCAGGCTGCAGAAGCTGATGGCAAGAAAGTAACCGAGCAAGAAAAACTGAAAGCCGTTCAGGATTATGCCGAGGCAGCGATTAGAGCCAATGGTGGTGTCATGGATGGCACCATGCAGGCAGATTTAATCGCCAAAGGCTATATCGTCACGATAGATGAGGCTGGCAAGGTTAGTGTTCAGGCTGGCCAGAGTGCAGCACAAGCCGCCGAAAATGCTGCCAAGAAAGAAGAGGCGCTGAAGCTGGCCAAAGAGAATGTTAAAAAGGCCGATGAAGAATACCTGGCATTCCAAAAACAGGCTGCTATTGATCGCGCACTCCTGGAGCGGCAAATTGAACAGGCCAAAAAGACTGGCGATTTAAATGCGTTGGCTTCGGCACAGGCATCACTGGCGGCCATTAATGCTAAAGAGGCTGAGCTGGCCAAGAATCGTGAATTAAGGATAGCTGAGCTTAATAAGGCCAATATTGGATCTGGCCAAGTGGCTGAGACAGCATATTCACGAGCATCTGAAGCTGCAAAATTGTTTGGTGTGGATCTGGATGCATCCCTAAACAAGGTATCTAAGTCATTCAATAGCTCTGGGAATGATTTAAATGACTTCAAGACCAGATTAGAGGAGGCCGGTATTACCGGCAAACAGGCTGGTGATGTTACTTATCAGGCCTGGCTTAACTGGCTCGAGACCGCCAAAAGCCAAGCTGAAATCGATATGGCCAAAGCTAAACTTCAAGAGTTTGGGGACCAGGGGCAGCTATCAACTTCGCAAGTCGAACAAGGTTTGATTGCAGTTAAGCATCAAGCCCAAGGCTTACCAGATGATATTGATCCTGTAACAGCCGCCTTTAAGCGTTTAGGGATTGAAACAAAAGAGAGTCTTAAACTGTCTGCACAACAGGCATTGATGGATTACATCACTATTCGCGATAGTGGTCAGGCTACAGCAGAAGGTATCCAAAAAGCTTATGAGAAAGCAGCACAAGCGGCTGCCCTATCAGGCGACCAAGCAGTAATTGCATCGACTAATGCAGCAGGTGCAGGTCGTGACCTGCGCGTCGAAATAGACGAAACAGGCAAATCCTCTGTTAAAGCAATGGATGACTTGACCGAAGCTAACCACCGTGTCCGCGATTCCGCCCGTCGTATCGGTGATGGTTATCGTGAAGCGGGGCAGATTGCACGTGAAGAAGCCAACGCTGCTCAACAAGCGTGGAATAAGGCCGTTGAAGAGTCAGCCAGAAAATGGGATGCCGAAATGAAACGCCAGGGCGAAGGTCTAAGCGCTGCCATTTCAGGCTATGAGTCATATTCTAAAAATGACGTCATTGCCCAGATCAAGAGCATGGGGTACAGCGATTCCGAGGCTAAAAAACTGGCCGGGTCAATCTGGTCGCAGGGCTTGAGCGCAGACCGCGATGCCAAATTTGCTGCATACGGCAAAGGCGGCAACTTGGCGATGAATAAACTCATCGAACAAGAGTTTAATAATGCCGCAGCCAAAGGCCTAACCACACAATACGGTACCAACAAGATTAACGAATTACTGCGTAATCTTGATGTTAGAAGCACTGGCAGTGTGCCGAAGGTTAATGACTATGCACCAAACATCCCTCAACCAAACTTCCGTGATGTTGATACCACACCAACCAAAAACGTGCGCTTTGAGTTTGTATCAGGCGGCAAACGCTTTGAAATGCAGGGCTCACAGGAAGATGGCGACACAATGGAAAGCATCTTGCGTGAATTTGAAATGCTGAAAAAGGCAATGTGATGAAATTAATACGCTTAGCAACATCCGAAACCGTCTCATTAGAAGACGGTTTTTTATGGTCTGATGAATTTGAATGGAAGCCAAAAGAACAAACCGTGGAACGTGCCATTAGTGGTGCGGCCATCATTCAGGAAGGCGTCAAAGTCGGTGCTCGACCTATCACCCTAACGCCCGACAGCAATCGTGGTTGGGCAAAGTTAAGTGATGTGCGCAAGCTGCAGGAATGGTCGGCTTTAAGCGAGAAGTTTCGCTTGCAGTTTGAATGGCCACATGACAATCGGCAATTTGATGTGATTTTTAATCATCAAGATACAGCACTGGAAGCGGTCAGCGTGTGGGGTTCACCAGCGACCAGTTCAGATGAAATGATGCGTTTAACGCTAAGATTTTGGAGCGAATAATGGCGATAGAGACAAAAGACTTGGTGCTCTATAAATCAGAGCGATTAACCGATACCGATGATGGTGGCGGTAAGTATTCAGGTCAGGTCATCATTGATGGACAAAGCAATAACCTATTCAACGACGTGTCAGAAATGGATCGAACCATGGGTGATGTGTCTATGCGTAAAATCTTTCCTGCGGTGATTACTGAAGATACAGACGCATTGATGGGTGCAACGGTATTCATCTCTGAAAACCCGCAAGACCCAAACGTGTCGGCTTTGCTATTCAGTACCAAAAACTGGACGGATGAACGCCGTAGCGCCCAAAACCGTGTAGAAAACTATTTGGCTAAAGGCGGGCAGATTGCAGGCACGCCATTAGACACCCATTGGCAAGGCATGAAGCAGTTGCAAGTCGCGATGTTTCCACAAGAAGTTGAATCTAGCGTTGGTGATACCATTGTTCTAGTCAGTGACGAAGGCAAGGCGCTTCAATTTGAGCAATATGTGCGTATCACTAAAGTTGAAACACGTATTGCAATCATGGTGGTTGATAATAAAAACGTGGAATACAAAATTGCCACGTACACCATTAACGATCCGTTAGAGCGTGATTTTGTCGGCTTGACTGCTCGCCAGTGGTACGGTGGTCAGACATCTAAAACCATTATTCGTGAATCATTGGTTGCAGATACGGGTGAATATTGTGCTTCAGTAAAATTGGCATCGGATGCGCAAGTCGGTGAGTTCACTGTGAATGCATCTAGCATGTTCACACAGTTGATTCCATCGGCGCAGACTGAAACCCCGATTATTGATGTAAATGCTGCAGGTGAGAGCGTTATTTTGGTACCAGCTAACGACGGTACCATTACTGCAAATTTCCCAACTACTGTAGGAGTCAGTCAAAACTTGTATTTAGGTTCGAGCGTGATGCCCTCAAGCATTGCGTTTACATTGTTTGGTCAGCCTGTTAGCGATCAAGGCGGCTTGCTTAAAAACAGTCAAGGCACACAAGTCGGTACGATTGATTATCAGCGCGGCTTGATCCAGTGGACTTCTGCTGCAGGCACTGGCTCGACCACCTTGGCAATTACATTTAAGCCTGCCGCAGCACCTAGACAGTATTTCCAAAGCTATGGGATTCCTGTGACGCAAAACAGTCAAAGCAGCAACTGGACGGGCGTTTTAATTCCGATTCCTGCACCTGGTAGTTTGTCACTTTCGTATATGTCACAAGGCAAGTTTTATGAGCTAAAAGACGATGGATCAGGTCAATTAAAAGGTGTTCACAGCTCCTTTGGCTCAGGCATGATTAACTATGAAACAGGTTCATTCTTACTAACTACAGGTGCATTGCCCGATGTTGATACGCCAATTTTGGCAAACTGGGGTACACCGATTGCAACTTTCGTGCGAGCAGGTTTACACGTAGAGAAAGCAGGCTTTGATTTTGATCTTGGGCAAACAGGTATTGCTACAGGCATTACTGTGACCTGGGTGTTAGAGGGCGCAACTAAAACAGCATCTAGCAATGCAAAAGGCTTGTTTACGGGTGATGCGGCGGGATATATCAACTACGCTGCGGGCACAGGACGAATCATTCCAAACAAGCTGCCGCAGAAAAATACGCAATTCAACATCACATACAGCTATGGCCCACAACTCAATCAATCTAAGTCAGCGATACCTGATGGCAATCAAAA